CAACTCCACCGGCGTCAGACCGGCGGCCGTGTCGCCGACCGCACTAACCGCAAAGCCCACGCCGTCGATCGTGACCGGATCGCCCTTGGCCGGGTCGGGGACGTCCACGGCCCGCACCGCGATGGACCTCACGCGGCGCTGCCGGAGCCCGTCGCCCGAGGGCTCGTCGCGGGTCTGCTCCGCGAAGACGATGGCCGTCACGGCAACGCCCCCGTACTCGATCGTCTCGCCGGCCAACTCCAGCTCGACCGGCGAGACCGCTTCCGCGGCCAGGGAATCGAGGTAATCAGCCATCAGCTTTCGGCCATCAGCTTTCAGCCCTCAGCTTTCAGCCATCAGGTATCAGCCTTCAGCCCTCAGCTTTCTGATAGCTGACTGCTGATAGCTGACTACTGAGGGCCGTTCCTATTTCAGTTGTCCATCGTCCGGATCGAGAGGCTCTCGACCCGAACGATCGCCGTGTCGGTCGAGCTGCTCTTCTCGCAGTGGACCACGGCCTTCAGCGGTCCGGTGGCCGCGTTCAGCTTGAAAACGGTGGCCGTCAGCACCAAGACGGCGTTGATGTAGATCTGGATGTCGGAGGAATTCCGGCAGTCGACCCACACCTCGAAGATCGTGTCGGCAGCCCAATCGACGGTCGTATCGGTCACGGTGACCGTGGTGGTGCCGTCGCGCGACTGGGCGTAGATGTGGGCGGCCGCCCCGTCCATGTGGATACCGCAGAACTCGGTGACCGATTCGAAGTCGCTGGCGTGGGTCCCGTTGGCCAGGCCGATGTTGATGTCCGTCGCGTTCGCGGCGGCGGTCAAGGCGACCCGTGCCTCCAGGATGCACTTCCGCGCGACCGGGCAGGCGAGGACGGAGAGGAGGTCCGTCTTTTCGGCCTCGTTGGTGGCGATCATCGTGAGACGGGCCGACGCGCCGGCCTCGATCACGTAGGTCGCGCTCCCCACCAAGACATTGAGGAAGAGGCTGCCGGCGTCGCTCATGTCGACGAACTCCGGCGGGTCCACGTTCATCTCGACGACCACGGTCGTCGCCGCGGCCAGGGAATCGCCCACGGCCCGGCCGAGGTAGAAATCGCCATGATCCTTCTTGAAGTGGGCCTTCGAGGCGGAGGTGTCCCAAAACACCTTGCCGCCGTCCAGGAAGTTGAGATCGGCCGTTTTCGGGACGGTGATCCTCCCCTTGACCTGGAGGCCCCGATTCAGGTCGCCGATGGCGGCGGCCTGGAGCCCGGCCAGGTAGCCGGCCCGGCCGTCGGGCAACTGGAGGATCTCGCCAGAGGCCAGGGCGGCAACCGGGATGATGCCGAGCACGTCGCCGGCATTTTTCAACAGAGCTTCACTAACCATGATTCATAGCTCCCTAGAAAGAAGGGTTTGGGGTTCGGAAAAATCGTGAAGAGGCAAGCTAGTGCAATATGGTTTCAAGTGGCTTGCCTCTTCGCCTCGATATTGGCCTCTATCGCCTTTTCGTTTTTCGGTTACGCTCCGGTGTTCTTGTACAGGCCGCGATAGTCGAGGGCCTTGGCCGCGATATCGTGCTTGATATCGAAGCCGATTCCCCACTGGCCTCGCTCCAGCACGAACGACCGGACCGTCGGGGCGCGGCCGCTCCCGCGGAGGTAGCCGACCTCGATCGTCTTGGCCCCGTTCTCGCCCGGCCGGGCCGACAGGAAGAAGTTCGTCGCCGTGCCGACCTGGGGCGTCCCCGTCGCCGGGTCGGTCACGCCGGCCACACCGAGACGATCATCGGTCCGTGGCTCGATCCCCTCTTCCGCCAACGGGTTGTAGTTGCCCTCCGAGGAATACCGTTCCCCGGACTTCAGGAGGATTTGACCGGCGAATTTGTGGTCCCACGGCATCAAAAGGAACCGCGGCCGCACGTTGAGAGGCCGGGTGCGGATCCGCTGCTTGCCCATTGCGGCGATGCACGCCTGAAGCGTGCTCGCGGCGAGGGCGCCGGTGCCGAGGTTCCCGTGGGTCGCCGAATCGAACAGCGCGATATTATCGGCGCCCAGGGCGGCGTTCGCCAAGACGATGAAGTACACGAGGTCGGGCCGGAGACTGGCCGCGCTGGCGCCCATGTCGGCCGGCGCCATCTGGGTCAGACCACCGAGCCGGTCGCATAGGATATCGACCTCGTCCAACAGCCACTTCCCGGAGTAGCGCGCCAGCTTGTAGGTCTCCTTGGAATCGGATGTCTCGAGGTCGTCGGCCTCCCCGCCGACCTTGTGGCGGGTGAGCTGGCCGAACTTTCCCATCGCCGCGATCTCGTTGAGATTGAAGTCGGCCTTGTCGGATTCGGAGACCCAGCCCACGGTCGAATCGGGCGCGTCCATGTAGCCGCCCAGCAATTGCGCGGCGACGGAGGTCGTGAAGATCGCCGTCAAGGCCGACCCGGAGACGGCCGCGCGGATCACCTGCTCGCGCCCGTAAGGCACGGTGTGCCCGTCCAGGCGGACCGCTTCTCGCGCAATATCCACCAGGCTCATGTCCTGGAGCTCGTACGCGCGATCGGCCGCCCGCTCCAGCTCGTCGTTGCGGGTCTGCGGGGCCCGGCGGATGAACGTGCCGTCCGGCCGCACCTGGGCGAAGTGCCGGAGCGGATCGTAGGCGGCCAGGGCGATTTCTCCCGGGCCCTTCGCGGTCCGGCACGTCACATGGCTGGGCCAGTTCCGCATCGAGAGGGCGATGCCCAGCGAGAGGCGGTTCACGTCGCCCTCGTGGGAGCGGCTGTGGATCGCCGGGCCGGCGGTTCCGGCGGGGCTTCCGGCGGCGGCGTGCTGCCGGCGGAACTCGCCCAGGAACTCCGTCGCGGCCCGCTCGAGGGTCCAACCCTCGGCGATCGCCCGCTGGAATGTCTCCTGGGGGACTTCGCCGCGGGCCAACTCGGTGATCCGGGCGACTCGCTGCCTCTCCCCGGCGATCGGATCGGATCGTGAAGAGGCATCCGATCGTGAAGAGGCCAAGGTGTCGGAGCTGTCGGAGACCGGTGCGGCGTGGCTTGCCTCTTCGTCTCTGTGATCCAGCGGCTGCGCCTCTTCGCCTTTGTGGTCTGCGGGCGCGGTCCGCTGCGTCAAGGCGTCGTAGACCTTGCGCTGGGCGGGCGTGATGCTGTCGAGGTGCTTTTGCGCCTCCGCATCATCCGCTTCGGCCCGGAGGCCCAGGCCGAGCAAGAACTCGTGCTGGAGTTCGGTCATCTCTTTCATAGAGGGACTCCTTCTCTCTGCGGCCTCTCGGGGCCGAAGTAACGAGGATTGCGGGGCAACGCGCCCCGGGTGATTTCTCATTCGGGCGTTGGGGTCGGCGCCGATGGCGACGGCCGAAACCTCCCGAAGTTCCCAACTTGTGCTCACGCGCAACGGCCGCTCGCCGGCGGTGTACCGCTTGCCGCCCACTTCCCCGGTCTGCCCGGACTGGATCAAAGCGCCTTCCAGCACGCGGTAGCCGATCGATACCTCGCGGAGGTGCCGCTTGCGAACGCGGTTCCATACCTGGTCGACCTCGGGATCGCCCTCGACGAAGTAGAGACGGCCGCGGACCCGATCGTCGGCGCGCTTCAAATCCCTGGCCGACCCGAGCGTGCGGAGCGTGAAGCGATCGTGGTTCGCGAGCAGGGGGACTTGATCGGGGAGTCGAGCCCCTCGCATCAAAAGGATCTCGTCGATCACTTCCCAGCGTTTGGGGTCCAGGACCGTTACGGCCGCCTCCGTAGCGATATCGGCCTCGATCGACCGGTTTTCCTCGTCGATCGTGTCCGGGCGCAGCGCGATCTCGCGGAAGACCAGGTCCGTTTCCGGCTCGGCGCGCTGGTCCGAATCGTGAAGAGGTGAAACTGCCGGCGGCGATTCGCGGCAGCTTGCCTCTTCACGCCGGGGCGGCGGCTTTTGCTTTTGCTTGGCCATTGGCCTTTCCCTGTTGTGGCGTCGGTTGGTTTTCCGCACTGGGCTGGTCTTCGGCGGGGGCCGCCTTCGCCGGTCCGAGGCGGCCGGGATGGATCTCGACCGGCGGGAGGTCGGCGCCGACCAGGAGCACGTTGTCGGCCTGGAGGCGGGCGACGTGGGCCTCGGGATCCTTGCCATCCTGGGCCAAAAGCTCGCTCCAGGTGTCCAGGCCCATCGCCAGATTGATCTGACGGGCCTTGGCCTCCTTCTCCGGATCGGCCTTGGGCAGGGGCTGCCAGATCCAGGCGGTCTGAACATCGGGCCGCGGATCGGCGAGAATCGGATCGAGCATGCCCGCGGCCGCGAGCAGCTCCGCCTCCCGGGCGACTTCCTCGACGATGCGGTCGAGCTGCGGCTCCAGAAGGTCGCTGCGGATCATCTCGATACCGCCCTCGTAGATCAATTCGTCCATCCTGGCGGAAGAGTAGTTGTGCTCGGAGCTGTCCAGCCGGATGCGGTGGAGCGGCATGTGGACCGGCCGGCCCCAGTCCCGGAATCGCTCGCGGCGGTAGTCCACGTACTGCGCCGCCGGCTGCCCGGGCTGGATCTGCGTCGCCTGATAGCCCGGCGGGATAAAACTCTGGGTGCGGCGCTCGATCTCGACCGATTCGTTGAACGCCTGGAATTGCACGTCCGGATGATTGGTCCAGAAGAAAATGCCGGTGTCGGCGGCGGCCCGGGCCGCGTCGAGGACCTGGGTATCGTAGTCGCGCAAATCGGCGATCGCCGGGAGGCTCGGGGCCATCCAGGGCACGCCCCGGGCCTGGCCCTCCTCCAGCACTTCGTAAAAGTGGAGGATCATGTCCGGAGGGACCGACTCGTACTGCATGAAGCTCAGGACCGTGCCCAAGACCGCCTCGGGCTTGAGGCACCAGTAGCGGATCGGGCGGCCATAGCGATTACGGCTCACGCCGAGGAGCGTCAAGGGATTCCCGAATTCGCCCGGCGGGGTGGCCATCCAGGTCGGCTCCAGGAGCGAGAGGCGGGTCTGGAAGGGGCCCGGGCCGTCCGGATCGCTGACGAACCGCGTGAGCGATTCGCCGCGGGTCCAGTAGCACCGGACCATCCCGCGCAGGACGGCGGGCCCTGTCTTCCGCCCCGTGGCCTCGGGCCGCTTGAACCACGCGCGCCACACCTTTTCGAGGGCCTGGCTGTAGCGGGGATTGTCGCTTATGACCTGGAGCGTCGGGCCGTGCTTGCCGACGATGTCGACGGCGTGCGATCTGATCATGCCCTCCAAAATGGGATTGTTGGCCGTCTCCAGGCTGCACCGGGTCCAGAGCGTCGGCAGGTCGGCCATCAGGTCCGCATTGATCGACTGGCCCAGGGCGCCTTTCCAATGGGCCTGGTTGAGTCGATCGCTCTTGGCCGCTTCCCAGCGGC